AACCTATTATGGGTTATGATGTATTCAAACATCACAACGTATATTTAACAACCGAGGATGTTAAATTTAAACAAAGTTTTTAAGAAAAGGTTTTAAAGCAATTCTTAAAAAAGAAGACGCCCCAGCAAACGCAACTGGTACTGCTGTCGCAGGAACAGGAGATGATTCTTCTACTGTTGTAGTTAAAAAGAAAAAAGAATTACAGAAAAAATTAATGACAAGAATGGGTATCAAAGAGGCAATTGATAAAGCAATACCTGATTTAGAATATCCTAAAGATGAGATTAGAGAAAGAGCAAATGAATTAAAGAAACTTGCTTCAAAATCAAAAGATCAAAGAGCTCCGATCTATAAACAACAAGCTAAAAATATTGCAAAAGCAGCAAAAATACCTCACAACTTTAATAAAAAAGAAGGTGCTGCTGTACCTAAAGACAAAGATACAGATCAACCTAAAAAATATGTATCAGGTTTATCTGATAAAGATAAGAGAGCACATGATAAACATTTAGAAAAAGGTAGTAAAAAGGCTGATGACGATAAGTCTGCTTACAAACAATCACCTGCTGATAAGAAAGCAAAAACAAAACCTTCAAAACATACTAACAAATTTAAACAGATGTATGGTGAAGATTATCTAAATGAGAAGATCAAAGGTTTAGAAACTAAAGCAAAGAAATCAGGTATGCCTTATTCAATACTAAAGAAAGTATATGATAGAGGTATGGCTGCATGGAAAGGTGGTCATAGACCTGGTACTACACCACAACAATGGGCATTTGCAAGAGTTAATTCTTTCACAACTAAATCATCTGGTACATGGGGTAAGGCAGATAAAGATTTGGCGAAACAAGTAAGAGGTTCTTAATGCCTAAATCATATAAAACATTTATTAAAGAGTATTCTATGGGTCTTCAAGTACCCTCTACAAGTTATTTAAAAGGTGTTGGTTCTTTAAATAAATTAACGAAAAAAGAAATGTCGTCAATGAATACAGCAGGAGGTGATGAAACACCTGCACCGATATTAGCATTGCCGAAGAAAAAAAATGAAGTATCTGATAAACTTAAAGGTAAAGTTTTAGACAGAAAAATATCGAGAGCAAAAACAAAATTCAAATCAAAAGCGTTTTTATCAAAACCTTAGGAGAGATATGGGACAATTTAAAGATAAAATATTAGCAGAATTTCAACCACCTAGAAAATGGAAATTAGGTAGAGATTTAGTATATACTACAACTGACCTTTATGCAAATGAAGTTAAGGCATTGAAAGACATAGGTGTAAAAGTAGTAAGAGATACAAACAAAACAGAAACTATCACGGTACCAACTGGATTTATAACTGATCTAGCATCAACACCGAGAGTACTATGGGCATTTATAGCACCATTTGATGTTGCAAGAGCAGCTATCGTACATGATCTATTGTATAAATCAATCAGACAATACAGATGGAAAAAAGGTTTGATAGAAGAAGATAAAGAATTAATTAAAAATGCTAAAGTGGCAGCAGATAAAGTATTTCTTTTAGCAATGAAAGACGCAGAACCTAAAGTATCAGGTTGGAAAATATACTCTGCTTGGAAAGCAGTTGATCTATTTGGTAGATGGTCAATCATACCTAATGAGGATAATATCTAATGTGGTTCTTTCTAGTTAAATCAATAGTAGGTGCTATTGTAGGTCAATCTACAAACACATGGTTTAAGAAAACTAAAATGGGTATGTGGTTCTATAAGAAGATGGATTCTTGTTATAATTGGGCTGCTAAAAGATATGACATAGATGTATTGACTAAAGAAGAAAAAGAGATTAAGAAGTTTCCTGCTCTAACAACAAAGTTAGATAAGTTAGAGGAACAAGTTGCGAAACTTAAAGTAGAAATAATAAATATAAGGAGAAAAAAATAATGTTTTTAACAATTGGATTAGTTATAGGATTTATATTAGGTTGGTATGTCAACGAGAAACTTGAAGACATAACTGCTGGTATTAAATTACTAAAATTCTGGAAGTAAATTATGTTTGGATCATTGAAGATTGCTATGGTGGCAATTCTGATTACCGGTATCGCAGGTGCAGGTATGTATGTAATGAAGTTAAGATCAGATAATGCCATTCTAAAAGCAAATCAACTTAAACTAGAGTCTGCTGTTGCAGATCAAAAAGCACTCATAGAAAATCAGAAGAAAGATTTTGAAGATATACTAGACGCAAACAATAAAATGAATGCTTTAGTGACTGCTCTTAAAAATGATCTTGATGATTTAGATAAACGATTTAATAAAAAGAATCGAGATATAGGTAAACTTGCTATACAGAAACCTAAACCCATAGAGAGAATTATTAACAAAGGAAGTGCCAATGCTACTAGATGTATTGAAATAGCAAGTGGCGCTGAATTAACAGAAAATGAAAAGAATGCTACAAAGAAAAGTGAAATCAATCCTGAATGTCCTAGTATTGCTAATCCTAGCTACGTTGCTTACTAATTGTTCAAGTGTTAAAAAGTTAAGTATCTTTAAGCAAGAAGTGCCAAGAGCAGAACTTAACTTAGATAAACCTACAGCATTACAGTTAGAACAAATTAAATGGATTATCATTACTAGTGATAATGCAGAAGAAGTATTTAAGAAGATGGAAGAACAAGGAATTGATCCTGTGCTATTTGGTCTCAACGACAAAGACTTTCAATTAATAGCAAAAAACTTTGCACAAATCCGTAATCAATTGAAGATTACAAATGATTTATTAGATAAATATAAGAAGTATTATGAAACAGAAGTGAAAAATAATAACACTAAAAAGTAAAGGTTTCATAAATGCCAGACGATATAAATAAAATTCACACAAAAATAGCTTTGCTTGAAAAAGACGCCAAGACAGGTGAGCAAATTCATGCAAGACTAGAAGTTGCAATAGGTAAACTATCTGATTGTGCTACAAGCATTAAGGCAATGTTGGCAACACAAGAACAGAAACTATCTAAAGCAGAACAAACAGATGAAGATATCTTTATCACTTTAGAATCTCGTAGAAAAGAATGGGATAACGATCTTAAAGAACTTCACTCCAGAATAACTACTAATAGTAGAGAGTTAAGAGAACATCAAATACAATCAGAGAATACAATGTTAAGTGAGCTTCGATCTATGAAATCTCAACTATCAGCAAGAGTTGGTGTATTAGAGAAGTGGAGATGGTTAATCATAGGTGGTTCTATCATTATAGGTCTTATGATGTCAAATCCAAGTGGTAATATATGGGAGTTTCTCAGTTAACCGCTTGACTTTTAATCACTTATTTGATATAATAAGTCTATGTCAAGTTATATAGATACTAAGTTTATCAATCTTCTATCAGCAAGACTTCCTAAGTTTAAAAGAAAAGCAGAATATCTATTTAATTTTAGATGTCCGCATTGTGGTGACTCTCAGAAATCACAATCGAAAGCTAGGGGTTTTGTTTATAAGAAGAAAAATGATATGTTCTTCAAATGCCACAACTGTGGTGTGGGTCAATCGTTAGGTAATCTAATTAAGTTTCTTGATCCTAATCTATATAAAGAATATATATTTGAAAGATTTAAAGATGGTAAACCTACAAAAGATAAACCTGAGTTTGATTTTACACCATCAAAAGAATTAAAGACTAGAACTGCTGACGAAAAATATTTAAGTGAATTAGAATCATTTGACAAGTTAGTACAAACACACCCAGCAAAACAATTCGTATATAAAAGATTCATACCTAAAGAACATTGGGATAAGTTTTTCTTCTGTCCTAAATTCTATGAGTGGACTAATACTATTGTACCTAACAAGTTTCCTGATTTAAAACAAGATCACCCTAGAGTTGTAATACCTTTCTATGATAGAGCAGGTAAATTCTTTGCGTTTCAAGGTCGTGCCTTTGGTAAAGAACAACCAAAGTATATTACAATCAAGTTTGATGAAACAAAAGAAAAGATATATGGTCTTGATAGATTAGATTTAAATAAACCTGTGATGGTTACAGAAGGTCCTATTGATAGTTTGTTTTTAGATAACGCTATTGCTCTTGCAGGTGCAGACGCTAACATTAAAATACAACCACAACAATGTACTATGATATTTGATAATGAACCTCGTAATAAAGAAATTGTAAAAAGAATGATAAATGCTGTAGATAAAAATTATAATGTCGCAGTATGGCCAAAGTCATTGAAATATAAAGATATTAATGATATAATAATATCAGGAAAGACAGCAACAGAGGTACAAACTCTTATAAGTAATAACACACATTGCGGACTAACAGCACTTCAAAACATCAATAACTGGAAAAGGATATAAATGACAACAGGTGAAATTAACGTACTTAAGCGAAATGGTCGTGGTAAAGAACCTCTTAATATAGACAAGATTCACTCTATGGTTGGTTATGCAACACAAGACATTACAGGCGTTAGTGCTTCTCATGTTGAAATGAATAGTGGTATACAATTTTCTGATGGTATGATACAGATGATATACAACAAATTTTAATTAAGTCTGCTAATGATCTAATTAGTTTAGAAAATCCTAATTATCAGTATGTTGCTGCTAGATTATTATTATTCTCACTAAGAAAAAAACTATATCATAGACTATGGGAACATCCTAAGTTTATAGATCAAATTAAAACTTGTATCAAACAAGGTGTATATGATAAAGACATACTCGTACAATATACTGAATCTGAAATAGACAGAATGGGTATGTGGATTGTACATGAAAGAGATTACAAATTTACCTATGCAGGTTTAAGACAAGTTATGGATAAGTATCTTGTACAAGATAGAAGTACAGGAGATATATTTGAAACACCACAGTTTATGTACATGATGATTGCGGCTACTTTGTTTGCTCAGTATCCAAAAGAAACAAGATTAACTTATGTCAAAAAATACTATGACGCAATCAGTAAGTTTAAGATTAACATTCCTACTCCTGTTATGGCAGGTGTGAGAACACCTATTAGACAATTTGCAAGTTGTGTACTTGTTGATACAGACGATACATTACCAAGTATCTTTTCAAGTGATATGGCGATTGGTAGATACGTTGCTCAAAGGGCAGGTATCGGTATCAATGCAGGTAGAATCAGAGGTATCAATAGTAAGATTAGAGGTGGTGAAGTACAACACACAGGTGTTATTCCTTTCCTTAAAAAGTTTGAGGCAACTGTTAGATGTTGCACACAAAATGGTGTAAGAGGTGGTAGTGCAACTGTACACTTCCCAATATGGCACCAAGAGATTGAAGACATACTTGTATTGAAAAACAATAAAGGTACAGAAGATAATAGAGTTAGAAAGTTAGATTACTCAATACAGATTAGTAAACTATTCTATGAAAGATTTATTAAGAATGCTGAGATAACTTTATTCTCACCTAATCATGTGCCAGGTTTATATGAAGCATTTGGTATGCCTGAGTTTGATAGTCTGTATTTAAAATATGAGAAAGATAAATCTATACCTAAACAAACAATAGGTGCTCAAGAGTTGTTTCAGGCATTATTAAAAGAAAGAGCAGAAACAGGTCGTATCTATATTATGAATTTAGATCATTGTAATACTCACTCATCTTTTAAAGATAAAGTCTATATGTCTAATCTATGTCAAGAAATTACACTACCAACGACACCAGTACAACACATAGACGACAAAGAAGGTGAAATTGCATTATGTATTCTATCTGCCATCAACCTTGGTCTACTGACAGATATGAACGAATTAGAGGAGTTATGTGATTTATCAGTTAGAGCATTAGACGAGATCATAGACTATCAAGAATATCCTGTTGAGGCTGCCAAGATATCAGCACAATCAAGAAGATCACTAGGTATTGGTTATATAGGTCTTGCACACTATCTTGCTAAGAATCAAGTAAAATATGAAGACAAAAAGGCATGGAAACTTGTAGATAAAATAACAGAAGCATTTCAATTTTATCTATTAAAAGCAAGTAATAATCTTGCAAAAGAAAAAACTAAATGTCTATGGTTCGAAAAGACTAAATACTAGCGATGGTATACTACCAATAGATACCTATAAAAAAGAATTAGACGAGATCGTAAGTAGAGAATATACTTATGATTGGGAGTGGTTAAGAAAAGAGATTAAAGAACACGGATTAAGACACTCAACATTATCGGCACAAATGCCAAGTGAGTCTTCTTCTGTTGTATCTAACGCAACAAACGGTGTTGAACCACCAAGAGATTACTTATCAGTTAAGAAGTCTAAGAAAGGTCCTTTAAAACAAATTGTACCTGACTATAACAGACTTAAAAATTATTATACATTATTGTGGGATATGAAAGGTAACGAAGGATATATTAATATCATTGCTGTTATGCAAAAGTATTTCGACCAGGCAATTAGTGGTAACTGGAGTTATAATCCAGAGAACTACAAAGATGGTGAAGTGCCTCTATCAGTTATGGCACAAGATTTATTGACAACATATAAACTAGGATGGAAAACAGCATACTATCAGAATACATATGACGCAAAATCAGATGTAGATGAACCTGTACATCCTGTTGGTTGGCATGATGGTGTTGAAGAAACACCAGAAGGAAACAAAAGAAGATGAAGAAGATTGCGAAGCCTGTACTATCTAAAAAATATTTTCACGAAGTAATTGAAGAAAGAACAAAAGATATTAGATATAGGTTTAAAAATGTCAAGACAACATAAAAAAGAACGACTAGATAGAGAAGAAAAAAAACAGAATCAGAAAAAACAAGAAGAATTGGAACCATAAACGATGAAAACATTTAACACAAAAAAAGTAGATTGGATGAAACAACCTATGTTCTTTGGTGAAGAGCCAAATGTACAAAGGTTTGATCAACAAAAATATCCTATATTCGAAAAGTTGAATCAACAACAGTTGGGTTTCTTCTGGAGACCTGAAGAGGTTTCTTTACAGAAAGATAGAAACGATTATCAATCTCTAGGTGAAGAACAAAAACATATCTTTACATCTAATCTAAAGTATCAAACACTATTAGATAGTGTACAAGGTCGTGGTCCATGTCTTGCATTTTTACCTTATTGTAGTTTACCTGAATTAGAATCTATGTTAGTTGCATGGGACTTCAGCGAAACAATACACAGTAGATCATATACATACATAATGAAGAATGTATATTCAGACCCTACGGAAGTATTAGATACAATCATTGATACGCCAGAGATTATGGCAAGAGCAAAGACAGTTACGGATGCCTATGATAAGTTTATTAGATATGCTAATCTATATTATCTAACAGGTAAAGGTGATATTAAAGAACTTAAAAGATTACTATATCTTACAATAGTCAATGTAAATATACTAGAAGGTATTAGATTCTATGTATCATTTGCTTGTTCATTTGCTTTTGGTGAACTTAAACTTATGGAAGGTAGTGCTAAGATTATATCATTAATCGCAAGAGATGAAAACTTACACCTTGCAGTATCTCAAAATATGATTAACAACTATCGTAATAAAGAAGGCGATAAAGAAATGTTAAAGATCATCAAAGAGAATGAGGAAGAAGTTTATAAGATGTATGATGAGGCAGTCCAACAAGAGAAAGATTGGGCAAAATACTTATTTGATAAAGGTTCAATGATAGGTTTAAATGATAAACTATTGAATCAATATGTTGAGTTTATGGCAAACAAGAGAATGAAAGCCATCGGATTGAAAGCAGTATATGATGTATCATCTACAAACAATCCTTTACCATGGACTACTCACTGGTTGAATAGTCGTGGATTACAGAATGCTCCTCAAGAAACTGAAATAGAAAGTTATGTTGTAGGGGGTATAAAACAAGATGTTGAAAAAGATAGCTTTAAAGGATTTAAACTGTAATGATAGAAGAAGAAAAGAAAACCTGCACTAACTGTGGCGCTCTCTATGATATTAAACATGATCTTCCTGAAGAAGATTATATAGAGAAGTTTTGCCCATTTTGTGGTCATGAAAACGAAATTGAAGAGGATGTAATTAGTCATGTCGAAGATAGATACGAAGACTGGAACTAGACAATACAGTTGGTACTGGTCATACAAAAATGAGATTGTAGAAGAACTACCTAAAGATTGTGAGGCGTTTGTATATTTGATAACAAATACTATGAATGGCATGATGTATGTAGGTAAGAAGTTAGCAAAATTCAAAACCACAAAGAAACCACTCAAAGGTCGAAAGAATAAGAGAAGAGGCACAAAGGAAAGTGACTGGAAAACCTATTGGGGATCATCAGAAAAATTAGCCGCTGACATAGAGAAGCATGGCGAAGATAAATTTACTAGACAGATACTATATTACTGTGCTAGTAGAGGTGTAGCAAGTTACCTAGAAGCAAAAGAACAGTTTGATAGAAAAGTACTTGAAGTTGACGATTACTATAACGGTATCATAAATGTTCGTATTGGAGGTTCTAAAATTTTAAGAGAATCGCTGAAAAAGATGTTAAAAAATTAATTTGTCTAAATAGAAATAATACGAAACCGAAATTTGATTTGATATCTCAAACTTCACAACACGATTAGGTGATTATGGCTCTGCCAGTAAGAAAAATTATAGTCCGATTAAGAATGTGGTGGGCCGACATACGAGGCCATCACGGTAAAAGATGGAATTATGAACCAGGCGACTACTATATGGGTCGTAATAAGAACAAAAAGAGAACATAATCACTCAAAACCCCCCATTTTACTAGTGTTTTTAGGGCTTGACATTTGGCTCAAAATGTGTTATTATATATCTATATTATGAAAAAAAACACTATGAAAAAACAAACAAAACCTTTAATGTATGTTATTTAAGAGAGTATATTGATCCTGAACATCAAGGAGAATTCTTTTATGCATACGAAACAGTTTACAGAAATGTACCTGTTAAATATAAATCTAAATTCAATGATAAGACGAAACTAAAGATAGTTAAGTTTTTAGATTGGAATTACAAAGAAACTGCTACTAACTATGTTAATGTCAGTAGAGTTGAACTTATCGATCAGAAACAGTACTATCAATCTTACAAAGATGTATTTGGTGATGTTGATGAAGCTGATGAGAAGATGATGTGGACAGATTACGGTCAACAATGGGATAGACAATCATTGAGAAAAGACTTCAACCCACAGTTGACTAAATCAAAAGTAAAATCTTATAACGATAAAAGACTAAATTAACGCTTGACTTT